GCGCGAAGGGCGCGCTCCAGATCGACCAGGGCTTGAGTAATGACGGCGCTCATGGCTCAGTCCTCAGCCACGCCTGCAGGCTGGGACTTGCCCATTTGCTCGATCCAGCCGAATTCGCTGATGTCATCGGGGGCTTCGCCGTCGGGCAACTGGAACTCTTCGCGAATCTGCAGGAGCAGTTTTTCGAGGTGGCGCACCAGACCGGCCTGGAAGGTGCGGGGGTCGGTACCGGTCTTTTCGGCGTGGTCGAGCATGACGGAGAAGGCTTCGCGCAGCTTGCCGCTGATGTCGGCCTCGGCTTCGAAAGCGATCGCCGTTGCCTCCTGGCGAAGCTCTTTCTCGGCCTCATCCGCCTTCATGGTTTGGATGCGCCGCTTGGTCTTTTCCAGTTCGTGGACGGTTTCGTCCAGCTCGCGGGACTTGCGTGCCATGCGCTCGCCCAGGGCTTCGTTGTCCGCCCGTAGATCCTCGACCTGCTTCTCCAGGGCAGCCTTTTCCTTGGTGTGGGTGGCGATCAGTTCCTCGGCCAGGTACTCGACGGCGTCCTTGTTGCCCTGCTTGGCCGCTTCGATCAGGGCGCTACGGGCGTCATCGGGCAGCTTTCGCCACTGGCGCAGCTCGCGGTAGCCGATGCCCATGCGGGACATGGATTCCAGGGCTTCTTCGCCGAAAGTGCGGAGGTTGGCGATATCCATGTTTGCCTTGTCGACAGAGATGCCGAGCAACGAGCAGAACTCGTCCCAAGTGCCAGAAAACTCCGAACCGTTCGGACTTTTCTTCCCGGCAATGGCACGGTAGAGCTTGTTTTCCTTGACGTAAGCGAGCTTGGAAGTCCGAACCGTTCGGGAAAATTCCTCGAACGCCCCTGCCATCTGCGCTTGGCCGAGCAGTTGGTTGACCAGGTCGCGCTCCTCATGCATGCCCTGGGCAATGTCGCCCAGCATGGTCAGCGCGCCTGCCTCGGCCTGGTACGCCTGCTGGTTGACTTCAGGTATGGATTCCACTTTCACGGGGGATGCTTTACGGGCCATGGGATTTCCTTAGTTCGGGAGACGGGTGTAGCGTTGGCGACGCTCGTTGAGTTCGTCCTGGCCGCGGCGCAGGGCTTCGTCGAATCCAAAGGCCACCTGGACCAGGCGCGGTCCGAGCAGCCAGCGCTTGTCGTCATGCGGGCTGCGGTCGGCCAAGCCGGCGATGCGCAGGTTTTCCAGGGCGCGCAGGGCGGCGCTGGCGTCGCACTCGGCGGCGACCGCCACCTCCTTCAGCAGCAGCCCCCGGAATTCGTTGGCGGCGAGGGCCAGCATGACCCGTAGGGTTCGCTGGACCTGCTCGGAGCGGTATTTTTCGGTGCTCATGCGCAGCGCTCCATCGGGATGACGACCAAGGCGCCGGACTGGGTGATAGCGGCTTGGCCACCGGTGGCCTCCGCCAGTTGCTGGTGGAGATGCTGGGCCTCGTTGCACCACCCTTCGGCACATTCCTCCATGCGGGTCAGTTCGGTGCGCAGGTACTCGTTCTCTTCGGCAAGGCGCGCAGCTTCGATGCAGAGCTGCTCATAGGCTTGCTCGTCCAGGCGCTGCAGCAGCGCCTGCAGGTTGATGGACTCACTCATCGTCAGCCACTCCAAAGTCCAGTTGCGGGGTTTCTGCCTGGGCGACGTTGCCGTGGTGCCAAGCGAGGGATTCGAGGCCGGCGCGGATGGCGTCCAGGGTCTGTTCGGCGGTTTGCTTGCCGTCGTAGAAGGCCATCAGCGCGCCGGTGGCGTTGTGCAGCACGCCCTGCAGTTGCTGCAGGTCGTTGGCGTTGCAGGCCTTGCCAACCGGGATGTCGACCAGGAGCTTGCCGTGAGCGGCGGCCAGGTAGCGGGTGATCAGCGGCAGGCCGCAGGCTTTCTCCAATGACAGCACCATGGTCAACGGCAGGCGGCCATTGCCCATCCATTTGTAGAGGGTGCTGGCGTTGTTCTGGCACAGATGGTCTGTGGCAAGCCGCTCGATCCCGCGGTTGTAGCGCTGCATGGCCAACTGCGCACAGCCGTCCAGCGCTTCGGCCGGCGAGCGCGGCACCCAGTGCTTCCAATTCCGGCGCTTCATTGGATGGTGCTCCAGAAGCCCCAGTAGTCGTCGTCCAAACAAATAGCTGTTTTCACCATTGGCAAAGCCATTGCGACAACGCCAGCCTGATGGGGTACATTCACCCTCGTCGGAGAGACAGACATGACTACCCCCGATCACCTGGTTCTTGATGCGTCGATGCGCTCGGCGTTTGTTGCCCTGGCACGTCGTCTGGCAATTGATCACGGCCTTGACCTGCAAGGTCTTGCCTGTGACCTGGAGACGCTGGCTGACGCGCAGTCGGGCGAGACATGGCAGATGCCGCATCGGGATCTGGCTGGTGTGCTGCGGTATGTTGCCGAGCGTGCTCAAGCAGGCGGAAGCTGATCTGGTGGGCCTCTTCGCGGCTCATGCGATGGTTGAGCAGCCGACCTGCGCTGATGAGCATCAGGCGATCGATCAGGCGCTCGGCGCCTGGCGATGCTACGGTCCGGTCCACCAACAGGAGGCTGCTCTGGTGAGCATCGGCCAGGTGCCAGGCGATGTCCGAAGTATCACCAGGGGCGCAGGCGATCAGAGCATCGAGCGCGGCGCGCCAGGTGTCCATCGGAGCGGGAGTCAGGTCGATGTGCTCGACCGGCGGCTGAAAGCGAGGCATGGCTGTACTCCTCTCAGGCGGCGAGTTGCTCGACGGAGAGCTTCATGCCGAGCTTCAGGGCGATTTCATGGGAGGTGCCGCGGCGGCCTTTGAACTGGCCGTTGATGACCATGTACACCTGGTGACGGGGATAGCCGTTGGCCTCGGCCCAGGCCGAGATCGTTATACCGGCGGCGCGGAAGAGTTCCTTAACGCGCTCGCCGGTGTACGGCGTGCGAGTGGGGAGCGGATACGGGACGTTCATGACGGGGTTCCTATCTGCTGAAAGATTGCTAATAAACCAATGCATGTGCAGTGCTTTGGTGTGAATTGATATTGGGACATCAAAGTCCCATAGTCAAGGGACTTTTATGCCTCAAAGCATCGGGGATCGGATCCGACAAATACGCGGTGGACTAGGCGTGGGGGAGTTTGCGGAGCGCCTTGGGGTGAATCGCAAAACTGTTGCGCGCTGGGAAAGCAATGAGGCGCTGCCTGACGGAGCATCACTTCTAACGTTGCATAGCTGTTTCGGGGCTGATCCTGGCTGGATTCTGACCGGAGGAGGAGCGCAGCCTAGTCCCGCTGAGCTAGCACCTGACGAGCGCATCCTGCTGGACAACTACCGGCATAGCCCGCCCGACGCTCAGGCCGCACTCAAGGCGACGAGCGATGCGTTCGCGCGTCGCACTGGTAAGAAAGCAGGATGATGAATAAGGGGGAGGAATGGATTTCAAAGTACTGCTTGGGGCAGTGATGTTGGTCAGCCTATCGGTGGCCGGATGCTCCACGAAAAACTATGGCCGACAGCCGGAACTGACTGACTTCGAACGGCAGACCATGAGCTGCCGCGAGATTGACCTGGAACAGGCCAAGGTTCAGGGCTTCCTGACCCACGTGCGTGAGGAGAGCGAGTTCGACGGACGCTCGGTGCTGTCTTTCCTGGGCGACTTCGGGATCGGCAACCTGATGGAGAAGGACGCAGCAGTCGACAGTGCCAATCAGCGCCTGACCCAGTTGGCAGGTGCCAAGATGCAGCGCGGCTGCACCTATGCCTATGAGGCTGAGGCCCCAGCTCAGCAGCCGTACGCGCCACCACGCGCCTATGCCCCAGACGGGCCCGCATCAGCTTCTGCGCGTTCTGTCGACGCCCAGCTCGACGAGCTGAACCGTATGCAATTGCCCTACGAGGAGTACCAGCGGCGATACCGAGAAATTACGGGGCAATAAAAACGGAACGCCAAGGCGGCGAATTTCCCTCGGATTGGTTTTCGCTCCTTCCAAAATACACTCTGCTCCCCCGTGGGGATGATCGTCACACCTGCTTGCAGGTAGGACCTTCAGTCAGGCCAAGGATGGCCGCCCCATCGGGAGCATCGTTATGTCATCGCCGCAACCCCGGCGCCGCCGCGCGCCGCGTATGACCAGCTGGACGCTGGTCACCCTCGTCCTGCTGATCATCCTCGCCGCGATTCGCCCGGAGCAGCTCCAGGTCGTCGCCTACAAACTTGTCCTAGTGACCCTGGGCGCGGTGGCCGGTTACTGGATCGATCGCAGCCTGTTTCCCTACGTGGCTCGCCCGCATGAGTGCTCAGCCAATCTGGTTGTCGTGGGCGCCTGGCTGCGCCGTGGGCTGATCGTACTGGCTTGCATCCTCGGCCTGACGCTGGGGCTCTGACCATGGGCGCCCCGCAAATCATCTGGATCGTGCTGGCCGCTGTGGTCCTGGTTACGTCCTATGCGTGCGATGGCCTCACCAACGTGATCAGCTTCAAGCAGCGCGTGTTCGACGTGATCGCGATGACGGCCCTGGTGTGGTGGGGAGGCTTCTTCGGATGAAGCGCCTGCTC